GCGGGCTGACGCCGGCGGGCGGGACCCGGCAGGGAAAGCGGCGGGCGGAACCGTGAAGGAAGTCACGAGCTAACCAGGGCCGTCCCGGTATATTCCGGCGCATGGAAACCCATGTCATAACCATCGCCGGTGTCCTGGTAGCCGTATTGCTCATGCTGCTCGTTCTACGCCGTCGCCGACGCAAGACGCCGACCTCGAGAGGGATCACCCGGCCACGCCATGATCCGTTACTGACTGCCTGCCTGGGCGATGCTGCGAAGGCGCAACGCCTCGCAGAGTACGAGCGCAGGAGGCATCCATACCTTTCGATGGAGCAAGCGCGCCAACTGGCGTACGAGAAGCTGACCGAAGATCGCAGGCGTTGAAACAGGCAGGATCAACGAGCGATTCCGTAGAAGTTGCAGTCACGCACGCCGTAGAACCGGATCGCCTCCGCGCGCACCAGTCGCGCAGTGTTCGCGGCACCGTTACTGCTGTGACGGTCGATCAGCCGCAGCGCTTCGGCGATGAGGGCGCGTGCCTTCTTCAGCGGGTCTTGAGCAGCCCTGATCCGGTCTGCAATTCGGCCTGTCATGTCGTCGAGTGCCAGCACCATCTGACGGTGCAGGAATTCGGCTGACTTGCGAAGGCTTGCGGGGATCATGGTTTCTCTCCTACCGGGTTCCTAGATTCGGAGCCGATCGTTTGATCCTCTCCGGTTGTTGCATCGCTGGCTGAGTCCTTCCGTACTTCCTGAGTTCGTCGCCGTAAGCGTGGGGGCCGCCTGTCAGGGCGGAACGTCAAGGGCGGGCCCGTCCCGTACACTTCACCCTTGATGGGACGAACTGACAGGCGGACAACAAAGCGAAGGGGACGAAACGAGGGAAGGAAGGAAGGGCGGTGGAGGTGCAACGAGCGGTGAGCCCGCCGGGAGGCACTCAGCGCGTAGCGCTCTGACTTTCTATTGGCCTTGCAGCCTGCAACGATGTTTCCAGATTGGTCCCAGAATCTCCGGCAACTCTACTGGTTTCGTCGCATGGCGAGGCCAGCATCGACGCCGACCGTCAGGACATGGCAGCGGCGGATTCAGCACGAGAAGCGGCGGCTCTTGGAGGCGGGTGTCTGTCCGTTCGAGCTGCACGCGGTCTGTCGCGTGCTCATGCATCCATCATGCGAAACATCAGCGGCACGGCTGGAGCGCATCATGCAGGCCACGGTGGCTACTTAACATAACGCAGATCGTGGTGAGGGCAGAAACGAGCAACTGCGCAGCAGTGGCAGGCGAGGGTGACAGTAGCAAAATGACACCAGCGCCCGCAGTCAATGACGCTGCCATGCCGCCGAGCTGCGCGATTTTTTCCCAATAGGCGCGCCGATTGCCGTCCTTCTCGCGTTCTGCATTCGCTTGCGCGATCACCTTCAGCGGGTCGATTCCGACAAGTCCAGCCAGCCGGGCGGCTGTGTAGTCGTCGATGATCCGCTCGCCGTTGTAGTACTTCGTCATGGCTGCACGGCTCAGACCCAGTGCGCGGGCGAGTTCTGCGTTTGATTCAGCGCCGATCTTGCGGCGCGCGGCGTCTAAGTATTCGCGGGTGTGCATGGTCGTCTCCATGTTTGGCAATTCAGCATATGTTCTGCGTTGGCACTTGACAACATAGTTGGCAGGTGGTTACAGTTCGCTCCGTTGGCAGGTGCCAACATTTACCCCCCCCTCAGGAGGGGGTAGAAAGCCGCAAGGCTTGAAGGCCCGTCTAGTAATACGGGCCTAATTCGGTAGCGCGGCGTCTGAACTCGCGTAAGCGGTTCGACGGTAGCGCGGCCTTAATCAACCAGTTTGGGAGAACTGCCATGCAACAAGCCTCTACCAGTCAAAGCCCCTCGCAACTCCCGGCGGCGCAAGCCGTCGCGGGGGGCGTCCCTACGCTCGATGTCCCGTTGTTGATCGACATTGCGTATCAGTCCAGCACAGACACGCGGGGAGGTGATCCGGCGCGGCTGTTCTTCGCCCGTCTCGTCGGTGCAGTTGAGACCCGGCACGGTTCCAGTGTTGCCGCTTCGCTCGCCCTGGCGCTCGGGTTTGATCACCTCATTGCTGATTCGGAGCGCGGGTAATGATCACCATCGGGCGGAAAACGATCACGGTGTCGGTCCTTCGCTCGGGCCGTACCGGCAAGCTATTGCCTCCGGTTGTGCGCCTTGGGCGCGCGCCGCTCGGCGTCCCGGATGCCGTGGCCTATGGCCTGCATTTTCTTCCGGCCTGGGTGGAGCTGGCGTAATGAGCACCGCCTTCATAGACTTTCTCGGCGTCACGTTCTGGATGGACGCCAGCAACGCTAAGCAAAGCATCGAAATCCTGCTTCGCGGCTGGCTCGGTGTCGAAATCAAGGTGTCCGAGACCGGCAAGGGGTGGAACGGCTATAAGCACCGCCTCGATGTGGATGGTATCGGCCTTGTCGCATTCGGTGGCAACGGTGACACCGTGCATATCGAGATGACCGGCGCGGGCTGCATGCAGGTCAAGGATTGGGATGCGGTCGCCGACTCGCTCACGATGCTCGAAGCCCGGATTACGCGCCTTGATTTGGCCGTCGATGACTTCGACGGCACCACGTACAACCTGGATTGGTGCAAGGCGGCGTACGAAAGCGGCGATTTCAATCCCGCGCGAGGCGCAAAGCCGGTGCCGCGTCTGGTCGATGACATGGGCAGCGGCAAGGGCTGTACGTTCTACCTGGGCTCACGCGAAAGCGGCAAGCTGTTTCGCGGCTACGAGAAAGGCAAAGAGCAGGGCGACCCGGCGTCGCCGTGGTTCCGTTGCGAGGTTGAATGGCGCAACCGTCACCGGGAAATTCCCGTCGATGCGATCCGCCAGCCGGGGAAGTACTTCGCGGGATCGTACCGCGCGTTCGAATCGCATTCCCTCGGACACAGCGTGATCAAGACGATTGCGCACGTCGCCCAGGCGCACATCGAGCGAGCAACCGACCACGCCCGGAAGCAGGCCGGTCGCGTCATACATGGCCTGCTCGCCCTGGGCTTGACGGTGCAGGAAGTGATGGCGCGTCTGCATGTGCCTGAGTTGCCCAAGAAGCTGGCAGCGCCAATCCGCGCGTTCCTGGCTTTGGATGAGTCCGAGCGCACGTACACCACCGCCACCGCTCCGGCATGGGCGGCGAAAGCCACACCCGATGAGGTGTCAGACCTCTACAAGGCATTCCGGCTCCAGCGCGCGAAGTGGCGCGTAGGGCAGGGCACGAACGGCATGCACGCAGTTGAGGGGGTCGCATGGCTCGGCGCGTAGGTTTGCCGCCCGCGTTCTGCGGCTTCGAGCAACAACGGGTGTATGCGCCTGGAAACCTCGCCATTCCACATGAGTGGCAAGGGCGCGGACGCTGGCGGGGTGGCCCGCTTCATACGTTTGTAGATGACTACCGGCAAGAGTTCTTCTGGCGGCGACCGGAAGAGGGCGCGCTAATCGCGCGTGCAGCCGGGATCGTGACCGCACCTGATTTTACGGCGTACCTCGATGACCCCCATCAGTGGCGCACGTACCAACGGCGGCAGACGGCCACAGTCGCCAAGTACTGGCAGAGCTTCGGCGTTTCGGTCCTCCCGGTCGTGTCGTTTCGCAGCGGCTGTGCGTACCACGTCGAAAGGGACGCCGTGTGGGCCATCCGCGCACCCCGGCCCGAGAACCGCCAGCAATGGGAAGAGGAAGTTACGAAGTGGGCGGAAGAGGCGGAACCGCTTGCGCTCGTCGTGTTTGGGCGTAGATGGGAGTGTTTTCTGCCAGCTCGCTTGGTCGGGCGACGTCTTGCCAGCAAGGTTACTGCTGCACAAAAAGAGGTGTAGCCGTGGGGGGCAGAACACGACGGGAAGAGTACCCAGATAGGGAAAGCTGGATTACTGAGGTGTCAGATCAGCGCCTGGAACAGTACCGCCAGCTCACCTATGCCAGTGGTTTTAATCAGCGCATTGATGGTGCATCTAGGTCGGGTGGCCAGCAATCATATTTCACAGACCTTATCGAACGCGAACGGGCGAGACGCCAGAAGTAACGCCCCAGGGACCTATGCCGCAAGTCCCGAAATCCTTAATAGCGGCTGGAGAGTAAAAAATGCGTTTCCCTTTCGAACTCACGGCATCGCGCGTCATCCAGGGTCGTAAAGACCCGTCGCGCCATTTCACCATCGTTGAAGGGCTGATCACCCTCCCGGACAACAAGCGGGATCTCATGGACGCGCTCTTGCCGGATCGCCAACACTTCGTCCCTGGTCAGTACGCCGTTGAGGTCGCCCTTGACATCGACCGCAATCGGCGGCTCACCGCGTTTGTGCGTGCGCTGCATCCGGTTCAACAGAAAGCGGCTGCGTAACCGTAATGGCTCAGTGCATCCACATTGAATTGGACGGCACGCATTACACGTGGCCCATGACGGTGGAAAACGGCGTCGATGACTGCGGCGATTATTACCTCCTGGAACGGTCGGAGTATTACGACCTAACCCACGGACTTGCAAGTATTCCTGACTTCGCAACTTACGGCATCACGCCTGAAACGGTGACGGAAGTCGCCGCCTGGGGGTTCGGTGCCGTGATTGCGGGTTGGGCTTTGGGCCTCGTCACCGGATGGGTGGCAGAGGCAATTCGTAGGGCATAACGCCCAATTTCAAAAGGAGTAGTACAAATGGCTGACGTTCTCGCTGCTGTCTCGTTCGGTGACGCCCTCACCGCTGTGGTCGCCCTGCTGGTGGTCGGTATCGGCATTAACATGGCGTTCAAGGGTTCCGCCTTCGGCAAGCGCGCCATCAAGGCGGCGTAAAGATGATCGCCGGGCCGATCCTCGCCTTGTTCTGGGTGATTGTTGCTCTGATCGGGGCGGCGGTCGCGCTCGCCATCGTCTGGGGTGTAGGGGGGCGCTTGTGAGAGCGCTCCGCCTCGCCTTGTTCTTCGTCGTCGGGCTCCTGTTCGGGGGCGCGGTGACGTTCGCGTATGCGCAACAGCAGCTCAACGGGCCAGCGCGCTACGGATCATCGATCAACTTCAACTACCCCGACGGCATCAACGCCCCTCGCCGTACGGGTGGCCCGATCTACGATTTCCCGGATGCGCCGGACGGCTGGGGCAAGATGCGGGACATTAATAGAATTAAGATGGGTTCGCACACGTTTGATGTGCATGGGGTACGCAAGTTTTCGCCGGGGACGCTCGCAAAAATTGGGGCTGGTTTCGCCAAGAAAGTTGGCCCGCTCGGCATCGGTTGGACGATCGGTGAATTAGTCTGGGATGAAGCCCAGGGGTGGTTAATACCGGGTGATCAAGAAACGCCGGATGGATGGGGCTGGTATTTCGAGGATGGCAATCCAGAAAACCGGCATCCCACGCCGGAGGGCGTCTGCCAGGAGTTAGCGAACCTGCTCTATGGTGACCACGGCCTATGGTTTGTTGATCCGGGGACCCAAGGTAATGTCGTATGGCGTCACAAAGACATCTATCAGGCGTCCTATAGACAGAAGCTCATTCGCACAGAGGCACCGGGCAATTGCGAGAGCCCGTATGTCTGGAATCCTGACACACGGTTCTGCGAGGCGGAATCTAGGCCGGCGACCGATCAAGAGCTCGAAGACGCGATCTATGTTGAGCTTGTCTCGCGCGGTATGGGCTCCGACCTTGCACGCCGGCTGATCGAAGCAGGCTACACCCCCACGCCAGACGGCCACGAGGCGGACGGCCCGACCACCGTACCGGGCGAAACGACGACGACGACCACGACCAGTCCGGCAGGCACCACGACCACCACCACCAACACCACGAACAACCTGACTTACAACACGAACACGACGAACAACACCACCACGATCACTATCACCCAGACCACGACGACGACGACCACGAACCCGGACGGCACCCAGACCGAAAGCACCGAGACGAAACAGCCACAGCCGGGGGAGCGCGAAGAGCCCGAGCAATACAGCCTCACTTATTCGCCTTCGTCGCTACCGGAGGTGCCAGACTTCTACGAGCAGAAATACCCGGACGGGTTTGCCGGAGAGTGGGACGGTTTCAAGCAGCGTATTGACGGGTCCAGTCTGGCGAACTTCATGCGGTCGCTCACCAACGGCATACCGTCTGGCGGTGAGTGCCCATCGTGGTCGCTCACGTTCAACTTCGGGGCAATGGGCAATTTCGGCACGATGGTCATGCAGCCGCCGTGCATCATCTGGCCGTTCATCAAGGCGGTGATGATCCTCAGCGCCTTGTTCGTCGCGCGGCGCTTGGTCATAGGGGGCTGACATGGGTGCAGTGTTCGCCGCCATTGGGCGGTTTTTCTCGGACCTGCTCAAGGCGATTACTGATGGTCTCGATTTCATCGCGCGTCTCTTCGTGCAGGTCTTCGTGGATCTGTGGGAGTTCGCAACGGACTTGCCGGTATGGATCTTCGCCCAAGTCCTCGACATCGCAGCCTCGGCGGTGGAAGCCCTCGACCTCGATGGGCTCACACAATACGCCTCGACCTGGGGCGCGTTGCCGGCGGAAATCCTCAATGTGCTGGGCTTGATCGGACTTGCCGAGGCGCTCGGCATCATCGCCACAGCGGCGCTCATCCGGCTGGCAATGCAGGTGATTCCGTTCGTTCGCCTGGGCTCCTGACATGATTAATCTTCTGCTAGGTGCTCCAGGGGGCGGCAAGAGCTATGAGGCCGTCGCGTACCACGTCCTGCCGGCCTTGTCGCAGGGTCGCAAGGTCATCACGAACCTGCCGCTGCAACTCGATGAAATCTACGCGCTGGAGCCGTCCTATGCGGGCCTGATCGAGCTTCGGCACGAAACCAGGGCACCACGCCGCAATGACGGCAAGTATCAGAATCGAGCGGCCTTCAGCCATGCCGAGGACTACGGTGACGACTGGAGGCACCCCGAGACGGGAGCCGGCCCGTTGTATGTCATCGATGAGTGTCACATTCCTCTGCCCGCGCAAGGTACGCCGATTGAGGTCGAGCACTGGTATTCCCTGCACCGGCACGAGTCGGCGGATGTCCTCCTGATCACCCAGAGTTACGGCAAGATCAACCGTGCGATCCGCGACCTGGTTCAGGTGGTCTATCGCGTGCGCAAGGCGACCGCGCTCGGCACCAGTACGAGTTACATACGGAAGGTCCAGGACGGCCTTCGCGGTGCCGTAGTGAACGAAGCCGTGCGCAGCTACAAGCCGGCGTACTTCAAGCTGTACAAGAGTCACACCAGGGGAGGGGGAGCCGAACTCGCAGCGGGCGACATCCGCCCGATCTGGCATCACTGGTCGTTTAAGGGTGCAGCGGTCCTCCTGCTGGGCGGGCTCGGCTACCTCATCTTCGGCGATTGGGCACTGTTCCCGGAGCCGAAACAACCGGAGCCACGCCTGACCGGGCAACAACAAGTACAGACACAGCCCACGGTGGTCGCCGCACCCGTGCGGACACACGAGCCTGACCGCGTAACGACGGCAGCGCCACCCGGCACAGCGCCGGTCGCCAGCTCGAAGCGTGCCCCATTCGATGGCCTGGGCATGCACGTCACCGGCTATATCCAGATGGGCGATCGTATCCGCTATGGACTCGCGTTCAGCCAGAACGGTCAGGTAGTCCGGCAGACCACCGACGAAGAGCTACGCACAGCGGGCTATGGCGTCGAGCCAGTGGGCGAGTGCCTATTAATGTGCGA